CGTATCGGTGACGCATTGGCCATACGCCGACACCGACGCGGGAAGCGCCGCCCCGGCCAGCAACAATGCGCGCCGTCCGATCACCTCACCACTCGCGCGCCACGAAGGCCTGCGCCGTGGTCGCGCCGATGATCGAATACGCCTGGCCGGACGCCGGGCTCATGCACAGAAACTGCTGACCAACCGGAATCAGAACCGAGGGCGGCCCGGCGACCGCCGTTGCCGTCTCCGATACCCACAGGCTGCCCGCCGATTGGTTCTGAATCATGCAGCCGTGCCGGCCGCTCCACGCCGGTATGGCCACCTGCGCGATGCCCCCGGCGGTGATGGTGCCGGAGCGGTCGGCGTAGCTGAGAGCCTGCGCCAGCGCCATCGCGGGCAACAACAGAACAGCCAATATGAAAGCACATCGTTTTGTCATCAGAAATACTCCGCGATGACCCGCTCGCCGCTCGTCGGCAACGCGGTGATGGTGAACAGCGTCCGCATGGCCTGCACCACATCGGCGGGCTTCTGCTCGGCCGGCGGAAACTTCGGCGCCAGATTGTAAGCCGCGAGCATCTCGTAGGCCGGCGCCGCCATCTCCGGGATGTCGGTGCTCGTCCACCGCGCGATGCCCTTGCCGACCAACTCGGTGTGCACCGCCATCACCGCTTCGACCGCGATGTCGTGCGACGCGATGCCCATGGCACCCCGGCGAACGCGCCCCTCCAGCAACGCCACCAGGGACGGATCGGCCGCCTTGCCGAAGGACGAGGCCATCTGCGCCGCCGTCAGTTTGACGTATTCCTCGACGAAGGCGCGCGGAGCGGCGGTGGCGTCCCACCAGACCAGCGCCTGGGCATCGAGCCCGGCGTGGACACTCGCCACCTTGTCGAGCGCCAACGCCTGATCGGAGGGGATCGGCGTTTCGTCCGAGGCGATGACGCCCAGTTCGACGAGCGCCATCGTGGCGATGGTGGCGACCGGCAGCATCTCCGTCAGGGTCGGACGATCGTCGAGCGGCACCACGGTGACGTTGAGCCGCCGCAGTACTTGCTCGGCGATCGTCGAGACGGAGACGGTCGCGGGCATCGGTTACGTTACCGCTTCGACCGCGACTGTCCGCCCGCCGCCGGGTCGGTGATCGTTACCTCGTTCGACGGCGGCGCGGCGGTTGATCCATGCGCGTTCGTGGCCGTCACCACGCACGTGGCTGCCTTGCCGATGTCGGCGGCCGTCACGGTGTGGGTCGCGGCATCGGTGCCGACAACCGCCCCATCAATCTTCCACTGGTAGCCGTAACTCGTGGGCTCACCCTCCCAATTCCCCATCGTGCAGTTGAGCGTGTCGCCCGCCTGCGAGACGTGCGGCACGTCGCGATTGACCGGGGCGCTGGCGGTGCCGTTGCTCCCGCCGGGCGGTGGGGCGGTGCCGGGATCTCCGGTGATGATCCCCGCCGCGAGGCTGGAGATGCGCGTGGCGCGGCCAACGGGCGCCCCGGCGGCCCTGACAGCCCCCGCTGGGTCTGGCGCCGTGGGCGGCCCCGAGGGGTTCACGGGATCGAGACCCAACGCGACCATGTGCGCGTCCCTGGCCATCGTGTTTTCTTCGATCGTCGCACCCGCGCCACCACGCGCGCCAAGTGATCCCGAACCGTTGTAGTCGAGGATGACCTGCGCGCCGACCGATCCCGCCGCCATTTGCGTGAGTTCCTCGGTCGTGTGAGGCGATACGAACGCCGCCCCGGTGACGCTGTTCGACCGCCCGTCGTGATGGATCGTCTCGGTGGCGCTATGCGGTTTCGTTGCCATTTCAGTCTCTCCTTATGGTTGACGCGGCCCGCAGGCCACCCGTTGCTCGACCATGTCCCGCACGTGATCGAGTTGCCTGACCGTGTCCTCCAGCCGCGCGCCGAGAACCGCCATGGAATGCGAGTTGTTCCACGCGATGCCGATCAACGCGGCCAGCATCAACGGCGCGAGCGCAACGGCGATTTTGAGCCACGGTGACAATTACGCGCCAGGAACCGTGTTATCGTTACGTTCAGGCATCGGCCACGGCCGAAGTCCATACGCTAACAATCCCTGCGTCAACGGGTTTTGTTGTGTCTACCGTGGGATCAACACCAAAGCGCAACTTCCCGATCCCTCTCATTTCGGAAATTCCGATTCCATGGAAGAACGAATAATCGCGTACGTTCGTCGTGCTCTTCATCCGTTGCGCCCATGCAACGCCCAATGCCTGCGCGCCGCACAGCGCCGACATCGCGACGTCAATGCCGCCAGTGCCCGCTCCGGCGATGACCGGCATCTCCGGCACTTCGCGGATGATCACGCCGTTGTAGAGAATGTCCCCAGCCGTGAACAACGGATTGTCGCGGCCACGATCCCACGCGTATTGCAACGTGTTGATGATCACGGGGTCTTGCATCAAGTCGCGGAACGGCAGCGACGGCATGAACATCACGAACCATTCTTCGTCGTCATTGACGCTGATCGGCCGGATGCGCGGTGACGCGGTGCGGGCGATGCGTTTCGCCAACGTGACGATGGCGGCGGTCATCTTGTCGGCGGTGTTGTCCACCGTCAGCAGCGCGGTCGCCATCACGCCGGAGACCGCGTTCGATTTCGACGCGCCGAACAGCACGCGGTCGGCGTTGTTGACCATCCAGGTGTTGCGCTGGCCGGCGGTGGCCGCCGCGTAGGACACCTGCACGTTGTTGTCGGCGGTGATCGCCTCCAGCGACGTGATGATGTCGTTCCGCATCTTCTCCAGTTCCCAGACCATCAGGGCTTCCCTGGCGGCCTCGCGGAGATCGATGACGGACTTCTGCTCGTCCCAGTCCGAGACGGCGACGGCGTGCCGGAACGCGGACACAACCAGATTGAGGCTCCGGGCGTTGAGGATTTCCTCGTTGCCCTCCAGGACGGTATTTCCGGAGACGCCAGCGCCGACCAGACGCCGGACGGTCGGGAACACCACGGTGTCGCCGGCCTTGCGGGTCAGATCCTCACGGACCTGGATCATCGCGCCCATGGTGGTTCCCATGTAGCGCGCGAACTGGTTCTTGCGGACGTACTCGGTGAAAAAGTCGCTGTCCCAGATGAGCGGAGTCAGTCCCGCTCTGGCGGGAGTCACATTCATATCGGCCAACGGGGGCCTCCTGTCGCGGGGATTTTCGGGAACGTGAACGGACGCCCGGATAAAGCCCGGCGACGGCTCAACGCCCGATCAGTCCCCCGGCGACGGGGTCGCGCTGCTTAAGGGCCAGCGGTGCCCAGCGCCCGTATCAACCCCGGCGACGGGTTGCCTTCGCGTCCGCGATACGCCCGATTGTGCCCGGCGACGGCGGCGGTTGCTCCAGCTCGGCCTCGTCCTCACGAACGGCGGCCGCGATCAGTTTAGCATCGGCGAGGCAGGCAGCGATAGTCCCGCGCTTTTCCGCCTCCGTTTCCGGCACGCGACGCTGGAGGCGCGCGGCGTAGAGGATGACGGTCATGGTAGCGAGGTCGGTCACCTGATCGACACGGGGCGCAGCGGTATCTCACCCAGTAGCATTGAGACCAGGACCAGGATGAAGATCAGCGCGACAATGGCGATGGCGATCGTGCCGAACGGAGCAGGCAGCGGGAGAAGTTGGATCACCCAGACGATCACGCCAAGGATCAAGCATAAGACGAGCAGCCAGATCAACAACGTGATCATCTCCGCCTCTCAGGTCGTTTCAGTATGTCATCCATGCTCATTGGCCCTGAAAACCCGTTCATCCCCCGTGGCGCGCTGCTCCGCGCGTTCGCGAGGCTCGGCGGCATCCCGGCGACCGGCGACACCGGCGGCGGATCGGCGCCCCGCTCGGCCTCGATCTTTGCCCGTATCTTCGCCTCATAAGCCGCCGGGTCGGTGCCGATTTCCTCGTGCAGCCGCGCCGTCGCGTTGTTGTCGATCATCCACTGGTAAGGGTGCGGCTGCGAATACAGCTCGGCCCACAGCCTTGGCTCGGCCTCGCCACGCTTTTTGAAGTACTCGGTCTCGCGGTCGATGACCTCTTTGCCGTGCTTGTCGAGCGCCATCATCTCGCTGGTGTTCAGGCGCTCGTTCAGCACCACGCCGCGCATCCGGCGCGTGTAGCCCTCGGGGTCCGTTGCCGGG